AAACAGGAACCGGAACACCGCCAGTAACACCTTGAATCGGGTTTGCGGTCGTGGCCGTGGTGCCAGCAGCTGTCGCGGCTACGGTATTAAATGACCCACCCGATATAGAGACGGGAACCGGAACACCACCTGTAACGCCTTGGATCGGGTTCGCAGTCGTTGCAGAAGTGCCAGCAGCGGTGGCGGCAACCGTGTTGCTCGCTCCGCCGCCGGAAGTGATCGCGACGTTGACCGGGACACCGCCAGTTACGCCCTGGATCGGGTTTGCGGTGGTTGCGGAAGTGCCAGCGTTCGTAGGAGCCACCGGGCCACCGCCGCCACCACCAGAGCCGCCTGAGACGATGGCAACTTGGAGAGCAACCGATCCGTCGCTCTGCGCTATTCCGTAAAGAGGCCTCTCTGTTGCTCCGTGAGGAAGAAGCCCAGTTAGGTCGATTACCGCAACTTGGATGATGCTACCCAAGCTGAAGGAGGACTCTTTTACAGCCATGATTTCCCCGATTAAAGCCAGAAGAAAAGTCGATGAGCTTTGATAAACGGTCGTGCGAACGACTGCCGGATGAGTCTAAAAGCGAAGACTAATTGCTTATGTCTATTTGATCGCCAACGGGCGAATCGTCTTCTGGCTCATACGTTGCCTTGAAAACGTCGTCAGCGATTGGGTATAGTTCGCCCTTGATTCCTTTTACGATCCAATGACCAATAGGACACCACAGAAAGCCTTCGAGCGTTGCGATTTGAATGCGGTTGTTACTGTCGAGGTAAAGGCTTCCGCGCCTTGCGTTTTTGTCTTGCATGAGAGGCAGGACGGTATCAGGATTACCGTCCCACTGAACGGCCTCAATGACGAGAGGCAGCTTTCGGTATCTCATACGGATCTGTCAATCTCCATCCAACGCGATTGAAAACGCACACATGACCATCGACAATGGTGCGAACCTCGATGGGCTCTTCTCCGCGTGGGGACCATTGCTCATACCCAACACCGTGGAAGCACCGATACTCATACAGGGTGGGGTTATTTTCAGGCTTCTTCGCATCGAGCTTTTTCTGCTCTTCTCTCGCGGCGTCGAGATAAACCCAACCGTTGAGGCTATAGTACCGACGCATGCCGCAATCACGGAGGATTATCCCTTCGGTTGATTCATATTCTGAAACGTCATCAGCAATGGCATTGATCCAAGCCTTCTCAGAGGGTTCTTTAGATGACTCGGGATCGACCATAGCCTCGGTTCCTGCGGTTTCCCGCAATGTCAGGGTCAAGAGGGACGCTCAACGCGTCTGCGAGCTTGCGACGCATGACGTTGCACAACGCTGCTCGCTCGGGGACTTCCGTTGAGCGGAAAGTCACAACATCCGCCTTAGAGGCCAAAAGATCCTGTCGCGCGGCCAGGATGTCACTTTGTAGCGCTCGGATGATCGGCAGGTAACCCCATATCGGTTGGGTCAGTGTATCGTCCATGAGGTACTCACCGGGCGGGTCTGAGCCCATGCTCGTAGCCCCGACGCTCATTTGAGCCCCGTTGAGCAGGATCGAGGGATCGTTCGAGCCGACCATGATGGTTATGCCGTTGCCAGCCTTGCCAGGAACCGACGCATACGCAACGACGCTACCATTGAACGCGGACGGAAGAAGCATGTTCGAGAGGCCCAGAGACGCGGCGATCTTGGTTCCGAGAGTGGTGGGGGTCTCTGATCCGCTTGTCGTGATCGTGCTCGACGAGCCACCGTTGACGCTCACGCTCACCATGGCGTTGGCAGCGATGCTTATAGGCGTCGTGACGTTCAGACTCCAAGACGCCACGACGTAGAACGTAGGAAAAGCAGGGTGCTCGGCTCCGAAGATCCGCACTGCTTCCGTTGGAGCGTTGGCGAGATACGCTAACTTGTTCTGCAACATGGCATACGGTTGATAGACCGCAAGCTCAGAGTTGTAGAAGGGGTATCCCGATTGGAGCGATGCGCTTGACAGCGTATCAGGGAAGCCAAGAACGCGCACGATCTCCATTTGAAGCGTGTATGGAATGATCCATTGGGTCATAGCACGCGCTCCATATCGTTAGGCTTCTCTGGTAGCGATGTTATTGATACGTGCAAGCTCTATGAGGTGAGGAGATGCGAGGTGTTGACCGGGCCGGAAGATGACCGTTGTCGGACCAACCGAAGCCATAACCTCGTGACGTTCTGCAACGACGATGTACGGAGGCGGCGCGGGAGGCTTGGGATCTTCAGGGACCGGAGGAGCGGGAGACGGTTCTTCCTGTTGCTGGTCAACAGGAAGAACCGCATCGCTCTGTGAATCCGCCACATCCTCAGAAGGCAACACTTCATCTCCTGAATGAAACGGGGCCTTCTGAGAATGGTCTTTAGGGTTTATCAACGGAAGTCGCTTTCTTTAGAACGAAGCGTAGGTCCAGAGAACGACTGAACGCGCACGACGCGCACCATTGCCAGTCATAATAACCGTGGATCTGGTAACGTCAGTTGGGCAAACCATGTCTCTGATACTGAGCCAGTCGATGTGCATGTTGCGACCCTGGCGGTCTTGGTACGCTGGCATCAGAATAAAGGCGACACCGCCGGAAATCGTGACGTATCCTGGGTTGTAGGAATTTGCGGCCCAATCTTCGAGGCCTTCGTACCAACGGTCAACGAGTGCGCCATCACCAGTGATGATGGTTGCATACGCATAACCGCTACCACCGTATGCAGCAAGCGAGATTCTCGGAGCATTCGTTGTCTTCAAGAACGTGACGCCGAGGTACTTACTGATCTCCCCAGACTTGTAAATGGCCGATTGCCCCAAGGTCTGGTTCGCTTGCTTGAAGTCTGGATCGTTGTAGAGAGACCGAAGGACGTTTGGAGCAATGTGCGCGATGTATGTTCCCTCGGAATCGCCATCGTTGTTACGCGCATGAGGAACCGCGTTGTTTTCAAGGACGTTCACGCAGTCCAGAATGTTCGTCGAAAGAAGGCTAGAACCAGTAGCCGGGAGTTTGCTGAAGTGCAAAACGCCAGTCGCTGTGATCTGTGACGGAGCATCGCCAGCAACGATAACGTCCCCTGCAACGATAGCAGTGGTGACGTTCATGGTTAGCGTTCCAGAGACGCCGTTTGCGCGACAATTGTTCGGAGCACCTTGAGCGCCATACGTGCCGAGACCGTATGGAACAAACTTGGAAGTGTTGGTTCCTGCTGGAGTGGCAAGAGTGACATTCGTCGTCCACGCGCCAACCGTTGAACCTGCGGGATAGACGGTTACAGGCAAAGAGTTGGTGCTGTTCGTCGCGACGATAGAGCCGTTCGTTCCGCCAGTGCCAGTGGTGATGACGGTTTGGAATGCTCGAATGTCATCGACTGCAACCGCCACGCCAGTTCCATTCGAATAGCCAGTGGTCGCGATGGTCGATCCAGTTGCATACGCTGCAAGGAACGTATCGCGAGCAAGCAAGTCGATGGACTGAACGCCTTGATGATATGCAACCACGAGTTGGTGCATGAAACGATCAACAATACTGAAGTTCGTGCCGATGAGGTCAAGGTCCATCCCGTCTTCGATCTCGAACGGGGTGAACGTATATTGCTCAATGGCAAAGTCAGTTGGCGTTATACCGTCGCTTGGTCCCGCCGCTGCCGTTGCAGGAGGAGTAACCGTAACGACAGGAGCCTTGAGCCCTGGTCTCGTTTCGGTGATCGTAGTACCGCGGTGCTTCTCGTATTTTTGACTGAAGATAGCCCCGTCGGAACTCTCGAAATATCCATTAGTCGCAGTAAGGAAGTCCTCAAGTTCGGTCTCAAGGTATCCTTGCTGGATCATAGGCTGAAGCTGACTCGGGAACTGTGCGATGTCAGTGCTGAAGAGATAAGGGTTGAACGTCGGAACCCATTGACCAAGAGTTTGCATTATCGTAATCCTTGTAGTGGAGTAATTCGCCGACCTCATCGCATCACGCGACTAATCAAGCGTAGTAGCTCCAAAACAACTCATCACGAGTGCTATGGAATTAAAGGGTGAAACCACCCAAACCAAACACGCGCCCATCTCGGGATTGCGTGAATGAAATCTAGTTTACGTTGAACTTACGCAATTGTGCGATCTGGCATACGCGATAGGCTCTGCACAATGAGCACAGTTCAACGGATGATAGTCAGCCGGAAGGACGTTAATTTTGTCTACCGACTCGTCGGACATGAGCCCCTGTCTCCACGCGTATATCGCCACTTCACAACGACTCTTCATTTCAAGTTTCACGAACACGGAAGAGATGTGGTTCTTTATGGTTTTCTCGGAAAGAACCAGCTTGCTTGCTATGTCCTTGTTAGCAAGTCCACTGCCGATGAGACAGATAACTTGAAGCTCTCGCGTCGTTAGGCACGCACTCCTCAACTCACCTACCGCCGCCAAATCTCATTGACTGCTTGTAGGCAACCATCGCTTCCCGCCGCGCCTTCGGATCTAACGTACGAAGATCAGGAAGTCCGCCAGTTGCCTTAGAGCCAGAAGCTCCGCCAGCGGTTGACGCTCCGGTGGACGTAGCATTCTTTTTCGTAGCGTCATCGGTCTGCGTATCGGTAGTCGTCTGGGTTCCCTTGTCGGCAGTTTGAGTGCCCTTATCGGTCGCCTGAGTACCCTTGTCATCCGCATGAGTCTCAGTCGTTTTAACCTCAGTCTCGGTAGCTTGCACAGGTTGTTTGAAAAACTCCTTGTGCGCTTCTTTCCATTGAGCGAGGTTCTCTCGAATCCCGATAGCATCTCCCGTTTTTGGGTCGATCTTCGCTTTGTCTCCAACGTCAGATAAGAAGATGTCCACAATTCTCTTGTGGATGACACCTTCGGCCTGCAATGCCTCAATGGCTTCAGCACGTATCACACGTCTGTCGGCAACATTGAGTCTGCCTTCCAACGTCTCCGCATCCTTGCGTCGCTTCTGGTTCTCTTTGTTGAGTTCTCCGATCCGCTCTTTTGCTGCTTCAGCAGCAGTTCGAGAATCTTCTAACTCGCGTCGCAGTTCGTAAATTTCCTCAACGCCACTAACACCATTGGAGCTTCCATTGGTGTTAACGACATCGCGAGACTCTCGGCTTTCTCGGCTTTGAGTACGTGTCTGCGTCCGCTTTGGCGACGGTTTAGCGACCGTCGCAGTAGTCGTGCTTGATTCGCTAGAGGTTTCGCCATCGCTGGCAGAATCGCCATCGGTGCCACTAGCTTGAGTTGCACCATCTCCGGTGCCTTCCCCGTCAAACAAGTACATATTGAACGACGGAACCCATTGATTCGAGGTTGTGTAATCCGTAGACAAGGTATCTCCTCGCGCATCACGCGCTTTGCGGGCATCACGCCCTTACTACTTTGGTTGGCCAGCCGGTTTAGGATCATGCTTCGCTTGAATAGCGGCAGTCTGATCAACAGTGTCGAGTTCGGTCTGACGTTTGTCTTCTTGCTCTTTTTGGATCTTTGCAAGTTCTTCTGTTGGCTCTAGCACGTCGAACAACGCAGAGGCATTGTCCACGGCGGTCTCCTGGCTAATTAGGCCACCTTCAAGAGCCGTTGTCTCCGCTTGAACCTCTGCGAGCTTATCTGCCCCGACAAGTTGGTAGTAGTCCGGCCAATTCGCTTCGAGAATCGAATCAGGATTGGGCTTTACCTTCGTTTTAAGGGACGGTAACGCCACGTCAACTGCGTTAAAGAGCCGCATACCAAGACGCAACACGGCAAATCCAGCAGTCTCTCCAACGGTCATACGAAGGATGTCCGCAAGGCTTATCTGGCCTTGGTTGAGCATCTTCATCGCAACGCTGCTCATCGCTCCCATCGCCTTCACGTCAGGAACGATCCTCGACATTGCTCCAGTAGCACGAGCCTTGTCGCTTAGAACCGAGATGTACGTTTCAATCGCAATCTTAAGACCCTCGCCTTTGATTTCGAGAAACTTAGCATCTCCGCCAGCTTGAGTGATGACATCCGAAGCTGTTCCGCCAATTGCCGTATCGTCGTCATAGTCTCCAAACGCTCCACCGCCCGCTTGGGCCTTGTCGAGAATTTGGGCCATCTGTGGATCGCCCGTATAATCAAACGCACGTCCTGTCTGCGACAGAGTTCGATCAATGCGAAATTGATAGTTAATCAACTTCTCGTCAAAGATCGGCATTCCATCAGGATAGAGCTTGTTATCCAGGGGAAGTGGAACTTCCCAAACTGCCGGGACAAAGCCAAGAGAATGAGAGAATGTCCGGTCTGGATCAACCTTCCACTTGTCTTCAGACCAATCCGCGCGTTCATAAATCCAACGAGGAGTCGGAAGAAACCAGGACTCACCATCCGCATCGAGGACAATGCGAAGCACCCAGTCGTTCGATGGGGTAATGGAGTATGCGTTAGACTTCACGCGATTGAGGCCGCGTCGTCCAGCCTTGTCAGCAGACCATATCGCCTTGAGGTCTTCAATGTCATAGCCGTCAGCGGCCAAGAAGTCCTCACCGATGAACCAAATCCGCTCGACCGACTTCAGTTCGCCAGGTGCAGTACGATGGAATATCGGTTTGCATTCGTAAGAAGGCCAAACCTCGAAGTGGTACGTCCCCTTGCCCTTTGGCACGAAGCCGCCCTCTGCGTCGCCCTCTGATTCGCCCAACACGCGACCCACGATACACGTCGAGCCAATCGACGCCTCCCACGTTGACCGGATCATCAGAAGCCAGTAGCTGGCGTCCCGAATGAAAGCCGCGATCCATTCGGTAGTAGCGTCGTCGTCACGAGCCTTCAGGTTCGGCCTACGAGCCTCACCGAAGAGCATGGAGCACATGTCGCGGGTTGCTTCAGCAGGAAGCCCGTCCTCGACCGCCGCCCGCCGGTCGTTCAAAAGGATGCGCTCACCGTCCATGCGGGCTCCGTGGCGCTCCTGCGAGAACCCAGAGCCAAGGTGAGAGTAGAGCTTCCCGGTCAGAGCCCTATTGAGTGCTTCGAGCCGCTTCTGTCGATGCGTCCAACGCGTAGATTGAGTCGAGGATATAGCCGATTGGAATGCTACGAAATCCATCAGCAATCCTCAGTTTCATGTAGATATGAATATGTTACGCACCTTATCAAAGATGCCAAGTTGAGTTCCTGCGGTAATCATATACCACTTCTTTCTATTACACGGCCCGCAGAGCGGCTGTATATTCCAGATATAGTCTGATCCGCCATGATGTTGGGATATGATATGATCCTTAGTTAGCTTTCGCTTTTGTTTGCAATTAGAACAAAGGTGCTTATGGGATTCCTTTAAAGTCTCCCATTCCTCGCTAGTATGCGACCCTAAAACTCCTGCCTTCCTGGCACGACGAAGTGCATAGTTTATAGCCGACTTCGCCTTACCTTCAGGAGTCCTCACCCAATTGTAACTATAAATACGCTTCTTCTCGATAGATTCTGGCTTATCGGCGTACTTTCGCTTACGTGCTCTTTGGCGTTCTGGTTTTTCAAGCATCTCTCTCTTTTGACGCTTACGAGAATTTGATCGCGACTTCTCAATA